AAAGGCACAGTAGTACACATAGATCGTGAAGGAGTCCTTCTTGATATTGGCTGTAAGACTGAGGGGTTTATTCCAAAGAAAGAAGTATCTGCCAGACGAACTATTGATATCCGTGAGGTTGTCTCAATTGGGCAGTTAGTTGATGGAAGCATTATAGGTATTGACCAAGAAGGCCAATATGTTATTTCTATGAAAGAAGCAGAAGTAGAGGCTATCTGGTCTCAAGTAGAGGCTATTTGGAACTCTGAGGATAAGATTGTATCTGGAGAGATTACTAAGTTGGTCAAGGGTGGCATGATTGTAGATATTGGAATCAGAGCCTTCTTACCTTCATCACAATCTTTCATTGACAGATCAGAAGACTTCTCTCGTTATGTTGGCCAAACAATAGATGCCAAGATAATCCAGTTTGACAAAGAAAAGGGCAATGTGGTTATTTCACGAAAGGCCCTAATTGAGCAAGAACAAAAAGAAGACAAGATGATGCAGTTTAGCCAATTAGAAGTTGGCCAATCTTACACAGGTAGAGTTTCAGGCATTAATAACTTTGGTGTTTTTGTTTCTCTTGGCCTTCTTTCTGGTTTGATCCACAAATCTAAGATGGGCAAATGGACTCCTGAACAGTTTACTATTGGTCATGATGTAGTTGTAGAGATCATAGAAATAGATTTTGACAAGGATAGGCTCTCGTTAGCATTCAAGGGATAGACATGGATACCAAAATAGAACACTGGCCTCCAACATATTTATCTCCAGTATCAGAACTTGATAAGGCTAACAGTCGTGGATATGATGTTATTGACTTTGCTGAGACGCTTTGTCGTATCACAGAAGACTCAATTGCAGGTAATGTTGGCGATAAACTTGTCTTACGCCCATGGCAAAAAGAACTTTTAATCAATTTATATGCAGAAGATGAGTCTGGCCTTCTAAAACATCGTCGTGCTTTAATTGGTATTCCTCGTAAGGCAGGCAAGTCTGCACTTCTGGCTACTTTGGTGCTAGAACAGTTATTGCTTGGCGTAAACGGTGGTCAGATTTATTCATGTGCTGCAGATAAAGATCAGGCTAAGATTATTTTTAAAACGGTAAAGAGAATGATTGAACTAGAGCCAGAGTTATCAGCCGTACTACAAACTTTTAGAGATGTTATCTATAATCCAGGTACAGGTACAGTTTATAGAGCGTTATCCTCAGAAGCATTCACCAAAGAGGGTCTGAACTCTACATTTGTGGCATTTGACGAGTTGCATTCACAGCCAAATAGAGAACTCTATGACACTATGTCGCTTTCTATGGGTGCTCGTTTAGAGCCAATGCTTGTAGCAATCACGACAGCAGGGGTGAAGTATGACTCTTCTGGAAAAGAATCGCTTTGTTATCAGATGTATCAAAGAGGAGTTCAACTCTCAAAGGGCGAAGTTGAGGATCCTTCCTTCTTTTTCGCCTGGTATCAGGGTGATGAAAAACTTAATTACAAGGATGAAGATAACTGGAAGGTTGCTAATCCATCTTACGGCGACATTTTATCTGCGGAAGATATGAAGTCAGCATCTTTATTGACACCAGAATCAGAGTTTAAGACTAAAAGACTTAATATCTGGACAGATTCTGCTCAAACTTGGATTCCTGTTGATGCTTGGGATGCCTTAGTTCTTAAAAATAGAGAGCAGATTCCTGGCGAAGATGTTATCTTAGGTTTTGACGGATCCTTTAATGGTGACTCAACAGCAGTTGTTGCTTGGTATTTAGGTGGAGAAAAGCCTCACTTAGACATATTAGACATTTGGGAAAGACCAGATGATGCAGATCAGAACTGGTTTATTCCAGTTGCTGAGGTAGAATCGTGTATAATAGAGGCATACAGAAATCCAAACTACAGCATTCGTGAGGTAGTATTTGATCCTGCCAGATATTCAAGAACATTTATGCTATTTGATGAAGAGGGAATGCCAGTGGTCTCATATCCAAACTCTGCAGAGCGTATGGTTCCAGCAACTGCTAAATTTTATGAGGCAGTTATGAACGGATCATTTACTCACTCAGGACATGAAGCATTAAACAGACATGTGGCAAACTCTATGACCAAAACATCATCAAGAGGCCTCATGATTCAGAAAGCAAATAGCAAGAAGAAGATTGACGCATGTGTTGCATCTATATTTAGTTACGATAGAGCAACTGTGCCAGTACAAGAAAAGCCTGTAGCCAGGTTCCATTCATTCTAAGGAGAAACATGAAACTAAAGAAGCCAAAAATAGATTGGTCATTAACCACAGAGGTAGCAGGTGTAGCACTTGCCTCATATGGACTATTTCTGATCTTTCCACCAATTAGTTTCATAGCACTGGGTGGCTTTTTAATCTGGGCAACGGAGAAGGAATAACATGACTGCTGGTATATATAATTTTACTTTAGATCAAGGTGGAGTTCTCTACTTAAACCTTGCCTATCAAGATTCAAACAAAGTTCCTATCAACTTAACAGGTCAGACTGGCCGTATGCAATTGCGTCGTAAGTTTTCTTCTGTTGCTGATTTAACTTTAACAACATCAAATGGCGGAATTACAATTACTCCACTTACAGGAAATGTTCTAGTCACTATGACAGATGAACAAACAGGAGATTTAGAACCTGGGTTTTATGTCTATGATTTAGAACTTAATAATGCAGGAGTTATTGAAAGATTAATTCAAGGACAGATAACTGTAAACGCTCAGGTGACAACAGATGCCTAATAACATCATTGATGATTCAGATCCAAATTTAATTATCGTTACTTCCCCTGGTCCTCAAGGGCCTCCAGGTGCTTCTGGCCCTGCAGGTGGTCCAACAGGTGCGACAGGAGCCACAGGTGCAACAGGACCTGCAGGCGTTGGCACCACAGGAGCGACAGGTGCTACGGGTCCTACAGGACCAACAGGAGTTACAGGTGCTACAGGTGTTGGCTCAACAGGAGCCACAGGACCAGCAGGATCTATAGGAGCCACAGGTGCTACAGGACCAACTGGAGTTGGCACGACTGGTGCAACAGGACCAAGTGGTCCAGCAGGAGCAACAGGTGCAGGCACAACTGGTGCCACAGGCCCAGAAGGACCAGCAGGTGCTACAGGTGCAACAGGCCCTACAGGGGCAGGCACCACAGGAGCGACAGGTCCACAAGGAATTCAAGGCGAAGTTGGTGCAACAGGTCCTACTGGAGTAGGCACAACAGGTGCAACTGGTCCTCAAGGAGTTACAGGGGCTACAGGCCCAACGGGCCCAACAGGAATTGGCACCACAGGTGCAACAGGACCTCAAGGAGTAACTGGTGATGTAGGTGTTACAGGTGTAACAGGACCTGCAGGACCAACGGGACCTACAGGAGCAACAGGTGTCACAGGTGCAACGGGATCAACAGGACCAGCAACACTTCCTGAGAACAGTCAAGTTGCTTCATATACTGTAGTCGCTGGTGATAATGGAAAGTTTATTAACATTACAACTGGCGGAATAACAATAGATACAACAACTGCTATGACTGCAGGACAAAACTTTGTTATCTATAACAATTCAGGATCAACACAAACAGTTACTGAAACAGGAGTAACTTTAAGACTTGTTGCAACATCTAGCACTGGAAATAGAGTAATTCCTATTCGTGGATTAGCAACAGTTTTATGTGTTGCATCAAATGAATATGTGATTTCTGGTCCAGGAATTAGTTAAATGACATATGCAGCAGTTGCACTATCAATTAATGTGTTAAGACCACAAGTTATTGCTGTTGCTCATGCTACTACTCCAAGAATAACTGTTTACCCTTGGTCTTCTTCAGGTTTTGGCACTAAGTATGCTAATCCTGTAACATTACCAACTGGTGATGGCAATGGAGTATCTTTTAGTCCTTCAAAAAATGCAATAATTATTGTTTCTACACTTACTCCTTATGTTACAGCCTATCCTTGGTCTTCATCAGGCTTTGGAACTAAATACACTGATCCAATAACACCTCCAACTGGTGATAGTAAAGATGTTAAATTTTCTCCTTCAGGAGATGCAGTAGCAATTGCTCACACAACAACTCCTTTTGTTACTGCTTATCCTTGGTCTTCTGCTGGTTTTGGAACCAAATATCCTGATCCAGTCACACTTCCTGCAGGAAATGCCAGAGGTGTTGGTTTTTCTCCTTCAGGAAATGCTATTGCAGTTGGTCATCAAATTACTCCATTTATTAGTGCATATCCTTGGTCGTCAGGCTTTGGAACTAAGTATGCTAATCCAGCAACAATGCTTACAGCAACTGGTACAGGTATTACCTGGAATCCTTCAGGAGATACTATTGCAGTTGGACAAGGTGCAAGTCCTTGGATAAATGCTTATGCTTGGTCATCAGGTTTTGGTGCTAAATATGCAAATCCAGTTACTCCACTAAGTGATAATGGTTATCGTTCTTCTTGGAGCCCATCAGGAAATGAAATTGCAATTGCCTCTTTTGATTTTACTCAAAACTTGATTGCTTATGCTTGGTCGTCAGGTTTTGGAACTAAATTTACAAATCCAGTAGGAAAACCAGCCAACTCAGCATCAGATGTTGCATTTGATTTAACAGGAAAGACTGTTGCATATGCCACAATTGAATCACCAAGAGTAGTTGCCTATCCTTGGTCTTCTTCAGGATTTGGTACTAAATATTCTAACCCTGGAACATTACCAGCAGGAACTGGATATGGTGTAGCATTTGGATAACAAAGGAGAAATAAAATGACAGAACAAACAGAGTTAACAGCAAAAGAAGTTCGCCAATTAGAAGTAGATTCTTATGAAGCAAACATTGCTGTTTACCAAACTTTACTATCAACTCTTGATGGCAATTGGGATGCAGACTTGGTTCACCTTAAGAACATTGAGGTACAAGAAGCAGCCCGTCAATGTCCAATGGATAGACTTGCTCGTCTTGCAGTTCTACAACAGTATGATCAAGTAACTAACTTGCTCAAAACTGAAATCGTAGAATGTGCAAAGGCTCAAGCAATTCTGAATATTATGCAATAATAGTTTTACAATTTAATCAATACACGAAGGGTTACAAATACATGCCAGCAGCCAATAACATCATAGTTACTTCTCCTGGCCCACAAGGGCCTCCAGGCACCAACGGTGCCACAGGAGCGACTGGCCCTACAGGTGCAACAGGGCCTGCAGGTGGCCCAACGGGTGCTACTGGTGCCACAGGCCCAGCAGGATCAACTGGTGCAACTGGCCCAGTAGGAACAACTGGAGCAACTGGACCGTCAGGTCCTGCAGGCTCAACAGGCCCTGCTGGTGTAACTGGAGCCTCTGGCCCTGTAGGTGCAACAGGCGATGTAGGACCCACAGGTGTATCTGGGGCAACAGGCCCATCTGGAGCCTCTGGATCTGTAGGAGCAACTGGAGCAACAGGAATTCAAGGATTAACAGGACCTGAAGGGCAAACTGGTCCAACAGGTATAGGCACCACAGGTGCTACAGGACCTTCAGGAGTTGCAGGAGCAACTGGAGTTACAGGAGTTACAGGACCGTCAGGTTCAACTGGACCACAAGGTGATGCAGGTGTAACTGGAGATGTTGGTCCAACAGGAAGCACTGGTCCAGCAGGATCAACAGGTCCCGTTGGCTCCACTGGTCCAACTGGTCCAATTGGTGTAACAGGAGTTACTGGTCCACAAGGCGTTACTGGTGATACAGGACCAGCAGGTGTTACAGGTGATGTAGGACCTACAGGAAGTACAGGATCCGTTGGAGCAACAGGTTCTACAGGTCCTATTGGCGTTACTGGAGATACAGGACCAACTGGAGCCACTGGCTCTACAGGTCCAATTGGTGTAACTGGGGCTACTGGACCTACTGGAGTCACAGGTGCGACGGGACCAACAGGAGCAGACGGTGGATCATCTAACTATTATGATTACCAAGCAAAGACCACAATAACAACAGGAGATCCTGGTAATGGACATGTTATTTGGAACAATGCAACACAAGTTTCTGCAACACAAATCAATGTGAGCCACATAAATCAAGATGGCGTTGATATTGATATCTTCTTAGCATTGCTAAAGACAGACGACATTATAATTTTACAAGACCAGAGTGATTCTAATAATTATCAGAAGTGGACTGTTTCTTCAACACCAGTTGCACAGACAGGATACTTTGAAGTACCTGTAACTTTGATTACATCAGCAGGAACTGGTACTACTAACTTTGCAAACAATCACAACTTAATTTTAGCAATAACAGCAGCAGGCGTTGTTGGACCAACTGGTCCTTCAGGTGCCACAGGTGTAACTGGTCCGCAAGGAGTTACTGGCGACACTGGTCCTACAGGATCTACAGGAAGCACTGGCCCCGTTGGGGCAACAGGTGCTACAGGTCCTGCTGGAAGCACAGGAGCAACTGGAGACACAGGAGCCACTGGCCCTATTGGAGCCACAGGCTCAACTGGTCCTCAAGGAGTCACAGGAGATGTAGGTCCTACTGGAGTTACTGGAGACACTGGCTCTACTGGACCAACAGGCCCTCAAGGTGTTACTGGCGATACTGGACCAACTGGTCCTCAAGGTGTTACAGGTAATGTTGGACCAACAGGTCCTACTGGCCCACAAGGAGTTACAGGAGACACAGGTTCTACAGGTGCTACTGGAGAGACTGGACCTACTGGAGTACAAGGAGTTACTGGAGATACTGGTGCAACTGGTTCTACTGGTCCCGTTGGAGCAACAGGCTCAACAGGCCCTCAAGGGGTAACTGGTGATGTTGGCCCTACAGGTCCACAAGGAGTTACTGGTGACACAGGAGCAACTGGGCCAATTGGAGCAACTGGTGCTACTGGACCTCAAGGTGTGACTGGTGACACTGGTCCTACAGGTGCCACTGGTGCTGGAGTTACTGGGGCAACAGGTCCAACTGGACCAGAAGGCCCTACAGGAGTTACTGGTGCTACAGGTCCTACAGGTGTAGGTACAACTGGTGCAACGGGTGCTACTGGTGCTACAGGTCCTGGTGGTTCTGATTTAACTGCGGGACCAATAAGATCAGTCTCAGGTACATCAAGTATCAATTCACAAACAGGTACAGGCGATACATTTGTAATGAGTACTGGAGATCCAGTATTTGCGAGTGGAATTACTGTTGATGGCAACATTCTTATCAACAATGGTACTGGTTCTGGTTTTGGTAACTTAAGATTTGGTCCAACTAACGGACTACAAGCATTGACAACAGGTGGTCAAAATCTTGCTATTGGTTCTCGTGCATTAGAATCCCTTACTGATGGAAGTAACAATATAGCCATTGGTGCTGACTCTATGAGATTTGGTACATCAGGTGGCGACAATACTGCTATTGGTAACTTTACTTTGATGGATAATACAACTGGTGTTGGAAATGTTGCAATTGGTAGTGCTGCACTTCAAAGCAACACTACAGGGATGAGCAATGTTGCTATTGGTAACTCTGCATTAGATGCAAACACAACTGGTCAGTTTAATACTGCTATTGGTGGACAAGCACTAAAACTTAATACTACAGGTGGTAACAATGTCTCTTTGGGTTACCAGACTTTAGAAAATAGCAATGGTGATGCCAATGTTGTAATTGGATATCAAGCAGCACAGAGTGGAACAACTGCTAATGGAAATGTTGCTTTGGGATTCCAGGCTTTAAAGTCAAACACTACTCAAGGTGATAATGTTGCCATAGGTAACTTTGCTCTAACTACAAGCAATGCTTCAGGTGCAAATATAGCAATTGGATCAGGTGCTCTTAGATATAATACAACGGGTATAAGCAATGTTGGTATTGGAAATGAAGCACTTGAAGATAACACAGTTGGTGATAATAACACTGCTGTTGGAAGAAATGCTTTAAGAAATAACACAACTGGTAGTCGCAATACAGCCTATGGTGTTAATGCTCTTCAATCAAACACAACATCAAATAGCAATACAGCAATTGGTGCATTTGCTTTACAAAACACTACTGGAAGCGATAACATTGGAATTGGGCAGTCTGCTATGGCTGCTAATACTACTGGAAGCAACAATATTTCTATTGGCTCTGGTGCACTTGATGCAAATACAACAGCAAGCAATCTAATTGCAATTGGCGCAGCAGCATTACAAGACAATACTTCTGGAACACGCAATGTTGCTATTGGTAACTTTGCTGCTAGAGATATTACTACTGGAAATGATACTACAGCAATTGGTCACAGCGCACTTCTTGCTGCTACTACTGGTACTAACAATGTTGCTATTGGATCATTTGCAGCACAGGCTTTGACTACTGGTAGTGGTATTACTTCTATTGGAACAAATTCAGCATTTACAAATACAACAGGATCTGGAACATATGTTGGTGCCAATGCTGCAGCAGGTAATGTTACTGGAATTGCTAATGTTGCAGTAGGTACTGCAGCAATGCAAGGAAATGGTTCATCAACAGACAATGTTGTTATTGGTCAAGGTGCTGCACAATTTGTAGGAACTGGAGTTCTAACAGTTGGTGCAATAACAGGTGGATCAGGTTATACTGATGGAACATATACAGATGTTGGTTTACTTCCTACAAGAGCATTTGTTGGTCAAACTGCTCGTTTTACTGTAGTTGTTTCTGGTGGAGCCATTACAACTTTGACTTTAACTAGAAGTGGATCTGGATACACTGTTTCAGATACTTTAAACTATGTTTCAGGTACTGGTCCTGCAGGTCTTAATACTGGATCAGGATTTACCGTACCAGTTGCAACAATTATAAATGCCAGCAGAAATACTATAGTTGGTAGAGGAGCCTATCAGACAAGTTTTAATGGTGAAAACAATACAATAGTTGGATACCAAGCAGGACAATCTCCTACTGCAGCCACACTTAATCGCAGTGTGTTCCTTGGATACCAAGCAGGTCTCAATGAAACTAACTCTGACAGACTGTATATTTCTAACACAAATACTACAACTCCTTTGATCTTTGGTGCCTTTGATAACACTGGTGGTACTGCTGGAAGACTAAAGATCAATGGAAATCTTGAAATTAAGAGCAAGACTCCAGCCTCTGCATCAGCAACAGGAACAGTTGGAGAAATTGCCTGGGATACAGACTACATCTATATCTGCACAGCAACAGACACTTGGAAGCGAGTAGGTATAAGCACATGGTAAAATTAACTAAGGGAAAAGGGTAATCAAATATGAGTCTATCTAAAAGACTAAAAACATCTGGTGAAGCCAGAGATATGAACAGTCAATATATACTTCCATTGATTCCACCTCGTCCTTTATTTGGTGTAGCCAATACAGGTACATATGTTGATACAGAGTCTGCTATTCGTACATCTACCGTTTATGCATGTGTAAGACTACTTGGAGATACCATTTCTTCATTGCCAATGGGTGCTTATGTACGCAGAGGACGCAATCGTTTATCTTATGCATCAGTTTATGGAGAAGTTCCATCATGGATTAATAATCCAAACCCAGAACAAACAAGACTAGAATTTATTGAGCAAGTAATTACTTCTATGCACCTACATGGTAATGCATTTATTTTGACGGTACGAGATGATAACAACGAAGTAA